CCTGCGTGAGGTGCGACTGTCACGATATTATTTACTACATACGCATATTTAAACATATTCTATTACCTCCCATGAAACATTTATAATGTCCGATATTGATGATATTAGTAACTCGGTACTTGAAATTAATAAAAGGCTTGCTGTGAGTAAACCACCACCCCCTACAGAAATAGTAGTTAACAAATTAACTCGTGTTTTAGCCATATTAACGGATGATAGTATTACAGTGGATTGGGCTGAAGTATTACCACGCTGTATACTTTTTATAATACTAGGTACTGGTTTAGCAGTAACACCTAACGCAATACTCGTAGCATTTAGCGCTACAATATCAGCATCAGATGTACCAACTGTTATTGCTGCTGTTGATGAATTTAATACACCAATTATATTAATGAAATCCATTTGACCTAAACCAACAGTTTCAACTGCGTGTTTCAGTAATAACTTTGCAGTTATCGGATATATAAGTGCATCAATTCTAGACTGCACTTCTGCTTTTAATATAGCTGTACTCATTATATTACCATTCCTGCCATTGCGAATATTTCTATTGTATCTAAAACTGCTTTAACATCATTAGATATTGGTTTATTCAAGTCACTTGTATTGTCTACATTGCCTAGATCTACATCAGATTTTTTGGCCGTTAATAGGGTGGCTGCTTGCTTGGTGGCATCCGAAGTGTTATCTACGTTTTCCAATCCAACCATCGTTTTATTTATTCCGCCAACTGTTCCAGTGAATGTTGGCGAATTAATGTTAGCCTTTAGGTTTAATGCTGACTGTTGCTCAGTAGACAATGGTTTAGCTAAATCTGAGGTATTATCGATATTAGATATGTCAGTAGCGTTGGCTTTTAAATTGAGTGCCGTTTGAGTAGCCGCTGAAATTGGTTTGTTTATGTCGCTAGTGTTATCAATATTAGACATTAACGTTGCTAAATTAGACATTAACGTTGCTAAATCAATAACACTTTGCGCTGTTGCGTAATAAGCTGGGACTTGATCACCTAACTTATCCGCATTAGGTGCGCTACTGCCAATAACACCTAAAACAAACCAGTCACTAGGGTTCAACGATGGCTGATTAAGTGTTACATCCGCCACGTTATTCAATAACATGTAAATAGTGCCGTCATCTTTGGTAGAAGCAGGAATATTTAACGGACCTATCAGGCTTGACCATTCACCTTTAAAGTTAGCGTTAGCGAGTGAAATTGCTTTAGCCGCTAGCACTTCAGCTTTATCTGAGCCCGTTTGAACTCTATCAGCAGCAGTGGCTATGGTATCAGCATTAGTCGCTGTTTTGTCATTGCCCGTAGCAATCCTGTCCAGTGCCGTTTGAACTGCATCAGCATTGGTGGCTACCTTATCGCTTCCCGTTGCTATAGCATTAGGTTCAGTTACGGCTCTATCTAATGCCGTTTGAGCTGCATCAGCATTAGTCGTAGTTTTATCATTATTAGTAGCAATTCTATCTAAGGCGACTTGAGCTGCATCAGTATTTGTGGCTGTTTTGTCTGAGCCCGTAGCGATTCTATCTAATGCCGTTTGAGCAGCATCAGCATTGGTCGCTACTTTATCAGCATCCAAATCACTTTGAATTGTCGCTACAGTACTGATTAAGGTCGTGACATTTGCATCTAACGCATCAAAATTACCTTCAGCCGCCTCCACGGAGGCAATGGCAGTATTAGCCCTAGATTCAAACCCTGAAATAGTCATACGAGGAAGTGTGTTATTGTGACTATCTGTGATGTTTTCGGTTGCGTTAGCTGAATTGGTCCATGTTTGCCATTGATTTAGCAGAAGTTGTTTTTGATTAAATTGTTTGGCTATTTGACCTGCAAGTCGTGTTGCGGTGGTGCCGGACGTATTACGCAAGATCGCATAACTTACCTCACTACCACTTACATTTTCAAAACCTCTATCAAGGATAATTCCAGTATCACTACCAACCGCTAAAATTTCATACCAGGTCTTAAAATCAAGTGTTAACAAATCACCTTGTGCAACCGCAATAAGATCGGTTAACCAGAATGTTCCAACACCTGCAACCGTTGCATTACTCTGAATAACATTAATTGTGCCTGTTCGATACAAAGCTCCCGCTACCTCTGCCATTATTCGATTACCTCTTTTTCTTATTGTTTTTAAAACATAGATTCACAATGAAAATCTCTTTTCTGTTTCAATACCGTTTCGTTCACGATAAAAAACAAGCGTTTTGCGTTAATTAAATACGAACAAACTCAAAAAGCAGTCGGCAATTTGTCCGTTCTGTAAAGATTGGTTCGCCTAACGGATGATTGGCATCGTAAAAGATTAACGAGCCAATTTTTGCGGTTTTTGGTGGTGTAGGTATCGAACCAAGCTTAAACGTAACGCTTTTTTCGCCAAATGACATAAACCCTTTTGAGGATTTGTATTCAGTGCCATCAATAACGATCCCTACATCAGTCACGCTGGAAAGGTCATGCTCTACTCCATCTATCATAATAAGTAACATGTACGGCTTATTACGCCCCGCGTAAACATCAATCTTTTTGGTTGTGATCTTATCTTGACCAGACACGCCAGGAAATGAGTAAACCGGATTAGGGATGCCAGGTATAAATATTACTACTTGATCACTTGTAATGAAGTTGTCTACTGCAGACCAAGCACCTTCACCTGTCGCATTGATAGCCCTAACCTCCACTTGGTAAGGTGTAGAAGCTGTTAAACTCGATATTACAAACTGATTAATATTACCGATATCTTTAACGACACCTTTAAACCTATACTCAAATCCTGTTTGATCAGAGTCAGAATAGGTAAACGGCACTATGGCAGAATTTTTGGATACTACAATCAAACCTACCGTTATTATCCCTTGAGGCACTAATGGTGTTGGAATCGGTGTAACGGTAGCTATAGTGATATTTAAGCTATCACCTGTACCAGTATTGCTATCTGCATCAACAAAAGTGCCGTTGGCTACGTTTATAGTGACAGCACCGCTAAATTCAGTGGGCGGTGTAAATGTGGCGGTATAAGTATCACCACTGCCAGATAATGCGCCTATTGTGCCACCCGTCACGGCAATATAACTAGCATCAAAACCCGTTACATTCTCGCTAAATGCAAATGTTAATACTGACGTTTCACCAATCGTTAATGATAAATCACTGGCAGTTATCGCTAAGGTTGGCGTTATTACTGGTTCAGCAACAGGCGCTAAAAGCGTTAATGTAGCGGTATTACTGGCAAGGTAAGCCTCTTGTGTTTCAAGATAAAACCAGCTAATAGTCTGGTTTTGAGTAACGTTATCAGCCACACCATTTCGCATAGTGACAATGCCTCTATCTGATATTGCAACGTCAGTACCAGCCTCGATAGTTGTGCTTTGGTAAACTATCTGATCACCAACCCCGATGTTATTAACATCACCACCTGCGTTACCTGTGTACACGCTACCGAACAGAAAAGAATGAGTACTAATAGCAGCCAGTGCAATAAAGTCATAACCAGTTGGCGGTAACATCAGGGTGATAGTTGGTAGGCTTTCATCACCGTCAACCGTAACGACAAAGCGGTAGCTAAACCCTAGTCGCAGCAATGAGGATGGCACAATAAAATCGAGAGTATTGGCGGTGAGGTTACTCAAAGCAACAGAAACACCGTTAAACGTAGCAGTAACAACACTGGCGCTCAGGTCTGTTACGTTAACCATTGTAGCCGTTGCAGCTTCACCCAATCGCGTAGTTGTTATGTCTGTGATGGTTGGTACAGGCGGCGCAAGGCTTTTTAGTGCCATAATCGTAGTGACACCATCGCCATATAAGGTAGCACCAATGTCATGCCGCCAAGGGCTAGGGCTAACTAAGCCAGCAACACCTTGAACTGCATTTGCAGCAAATAAGTTACGGTGCATAAACACATTATGGGAAAAATCAAGCTCAAAACCATCGGGCGCTCTAGGGATTACAACTTCATCATTACTCAACCACTGTAAAGTAACTATTAGTGAATTGTCAGATATCGTGGTAATGGGAGAATGAGGTGCGTTAGGTTCATTGTTAAAAACGTCCCTATGCTCAATAGTGGGCGTTACATCAAATATACCACCAGCAACGTCAATTTCATCATACGCAAGTATTACCCCACTTTGAGGCGACATATTATCACTGGTATTCCCTAAGTTATACTCAGTGGGTTCATTATCTGCTACGCGATAGGCTAAAAAGGTTTGAGCCCTGTTTGATGAAGAGGAAGTTAATAAGAATAAGTGTGTCCAACCGACAGGCACAACCCAATCACCTGTACTGGTTCGCCTCATGCCGAGCATAAACATTACATCGCCATCTACTACCGATGGTGGCACTTCGATAAGGAAATCGCCCGTACCTAATCTACTAGCAGAATCTGTTACGACTCCTGCAACTTTAAAGCTCATAGTCTACTCCCTCTGGCATACCGTTATAAATCTCTAGGTTATCAAGTGAATACCATCGTTCTTTACTCGCTGTGAATTCACCATCAACAATATCCCAATGGAAGTAATCATTGCCACCTATGCCGATAAAGTTCCACTTAGCCTCCATACTGCCGCCATTCATAATCCACGGCATATTATCCGCACCGGATATTAGTTGACCGTCGAACCATAGACGAAATTTACCGTCGTCAAGACCTGGTTCCGAGTTAAGTTCTAAGTAGAATGCAATATCATGCCAAACATCGCCATATACTTGGTTATGAGATACGATACCCGAAGTCGGTAAGTTTCCGCCATTTACCAAATCAGGTAGTATTGTATTGAACCTAACTAAATCCTCCGAGAAATTACTCGAATCACTACCACCAGATAATGAAGCACCGTTGTAAACCATGCCAGGACAGTAGTAACTAGCCTCTTGTGAGTCACATCTAAAAGCATGTTGCTGTCTTACACCATAAGAGTTCTGTACCCAATCAAAGATGTATATAGGGGCGGTGTGGCCTGTACCAAAAAATTTAAAACGGTTAGCATCAGTTCCTCCGTCAAAATGCCCTGCACGGATTATTTTAATCATGCCTCTATCCAAATCCCCTGCAAAACCAGGCTGGAACTTAATCTTAAACTTAACGTATAGTCGCGCTGTTGGCGCTATATCTTTGAGTATAATGCCATCACTCGCCCATCCTGAACCGTGATGTTCGGACTCGGAATACGTTATAAATGACTTCCCCGAAAACGCCTGTTCACTGTTTATTGCCATATTAGGTTTTGATCCGGGCACAGTGTCAGGGTGCCATGCCTCCACTTGATAACCTGCATCCCAATTAGTTGGAGGGTTACTAAGTACCCCTCCACCAGCAGCTCCCACCCAATTGGCTTGAGCATCAAAGTTTTCTGAGAATACCAGTACACCAGCAACCACAGGTTCAGGCTCAGGAGTGGCGGTCAGCAAGCCATTATTTAGGTGCATTTGCTGCGTATCTGTTGAGGGTAGCACCACTACTGCTATTGCATTGGTACTAGACAGCATCACCAATACCACTGAAATACTAACAAAAGACATTATCTGTTTAAAAATGGATGTTTTATTGTTGCTACGCTTCATTACTCATTACCTCATTGTGTTTTTGATATTTTATTTTTTGCATAAAAAAGACACTGGAAAGTGGCTTGTAGGTTGGGTTATTATTCTTTAACTGTTTCGCTAGCCATTGCAATATCAGCTTGTGACTTCTCGCCAAGCTGCGTTTTGAATGCACTTAAATGTAACAGTGCTTTACTTTGGTTTGCGGCATATTCCGCATCTTTTGAATAACACTTGTACATAATGAATTCGCTAATAGCATTCTCATAGATATCATCAAGTGCGATAGTTTGATCTGCATCATTTTGAACTAACGTCATTCTTGGTGGTGATGTTGAAAATACAGCGGTTAGTTTTGTGCCGGCAACAACACCTGGGTAAAGATAAAATGTTTTAGGGTTGCGCTCATCATAAATAAACAATTCAGCATTTGTAGCTGAAATACCAGAAAACCAAGTAGGATAATTATTATCTAATACCTTTCTGTCGTAAGGTCCTTTAATAGCACCACCGGAAATGAAATTACGAGGTATATCGATTAAACGTAAAGCATCATCGGGTAAACTTTGTTTAGTACCTGTAACACACGTAAAATCATCAATATCGACGGTGTAAGCATCGGGCCTACGTAGCACAATGGCTTTTTGTGCTGAATTAAAGTAACCAATCAATTCAGTCTTAGGCCAACGAATAAAGCCTTTATCGTTTAATAAATTATTTACTTGGGTAATTATTTCGTTTGATGTCACTAATGGCATTAGAAAAACTCTCGTTTAGATTGCGGTTGAAATTGACGTTCATCATTAGCAGCTACTCGAATACGAAACGCTTCACGATGCCCTTTGATAAAATCTTGCTGGTAAAATTTACTTAAACCTACATCGGTCCACGTTTGTTTTGGCATGATACGTAATAAAGCAGCAGCCCCCGCGGCGATTTCATCAGGCCATCGACGTAAAATATCATCATCAACTTCTGCACCATCTTCCATGGGTAAATTTGGCACAATTGAGTAAGTGACTTCGGCGCCATTAAAGCCTTCAATTAACGTTATCTCATTGCGAGCGTTAACTTTGTAATGAACGCCTTTTTTAAGCTCTTTACCGTTTAAATCATCAATACCATGAATCTCATGAATAAAGTGATCATATCTAGGCGATAATTCAACGCTGCCATCAACTTCCCTGCTCACCGTTTCAGTTTGTTGCACATAACCAGATTCAAGGCAGAAATTGCGGTAGGCTTTTTTTAGCTGATCAATTGCTTGCTGTTCTAACATGCCGCTGCACTTTTCCCGTAGCAACGGCAATAAGTCACGTAGTTGTGCCATCTACACTACTCCTGCTCTTCTAGCTCAGGAATGCCATTTTTTTCACGTAAAATATCACGAATAGCTTCACGATATTTAGCGACAGGTTTTTTATTAACCACAATAGTTAAATCTTCGGCTTCTACCAAAGTATCAAGTTGTCTGGAACTATACTTAGCTATATCAAGCTGCTCTTCATTAACAAGCACGATCATGCTTTGCTCAAGATCGGCTGACTCTTGCGCTTTTTTCTGTTTTTCTAGCTCTTCAGCTATCGCTTCTGCTTTAGCTTCCTGCTTAGCAATAACTTTTTCCGCATCTTCTTTCAGTACCCATACTTCAGGATAATCAAGTAAGCGCTCGGCAATATCACTCTCAACAGAAACTGACTTATGACGAGGAAAAACTAAACGAGAACCGGTAACGGTATCTTTCTTTTTAGGCTTATTGCCAATGTAAACAATATCGATTTTTGACATTTCATGTCTCCAATAAAAAAGCCCGGACAAATGCCGGGCTTAATGAGTGAACTAATTAACAGTGAGTGTTATTGATTAATAACCTTTAAAACGATATTCAAGCTGAATAGTCACTTCACCCGTTGCAGCACTACCGCCAGTATTGGTAAGCACTAAATCACTTGGGCCATTATCATCAATGTACACAGGCTTTAATGGTGTATTACCGTTTTTAGCAGAAGTGGTAACGACAGTAAGTAACTCAGCTTTGGCATCAGCTTTATCAACTAACTCAACTTTAATCGCAGTGCTCGAACCTAAATTAGCCGTAATATGTCGAATGCCGACAATTTCAGTACCAATAGGTAAATGTTCTGCTAAGACTTTAGTTCCGCCTGCTGCCAGGGCGACTAAAGAAACTGTCATAACATGTAGCGACAAGTTGCCTTGTGCGCCTCGATAGAATGGTTTTCTCATAATTTTAACTCCGAAATTTTAAAACAAAAAGACCACAATAAAGTAGCCTTTAGTGATTGTTATTGATTAAAGTGTTACGGCAGTATCAATTATCATAGTGCCGTAATCATTCATACGACCAGACTTATCTTCAAAACGTACCTTTTTACAGCCGTCCATCCAGATAATGGCGGTTTGACGACCATTACCCATGTCTGTTTTTTCAGTAACCATTGAGAAGTGATGACCTGATTGTGAACCACCATATGCATTAGCAAGCGATTGACCACCAAGTAAAATAGCGCGATCAATGTCAGTACCTGCCGTCACTTGAACTTCTGTCGCTGCTTTATTGTTTTGGCAAACATTCACAGTATCACCGGCATAAAAACGCACAGGCTTGCGATATTGACGAATTAAAATGTTACGCCACATCATCACATCACCTT